TTTTGACAATTTATAAAATGATAAAATATTTTCTATTTAAGGAGTTATACCCAAACAATTAAATGTTTGGGTATTTTGTTTTTATGGATTTAAATTTTGAAGAATGTTACCAAAATTGAAAAATTTAATTAAGAAGGCACATTATAAATATGTCTAAAAATGCTGGCAGGAAAATATTTGATGGTAAAGACAAAGCAATTACTATTCAGAAATTGGAACAAGTTTGGGGTATTGGCGGGAGCGATAAAGAGGCTTCTTTTTACGCAGACATATCTCCCGCGGCATTATCTGACTTTCTAAAGAAAAATCCTGATATAACCGAACGAAAAGAAGCTTTAAAAAATAAGCCGATATTGAAAGCAAGGCAAGAGGTTGTAAAAGGATTGGATAACAATCCAGAATTTTCATTAAAATATCTTGAAAGAAAATTGCAAGATGAATTCGCAATAAAACAAAAAATAGAACACTCTGGCGAAATGGTTGTAAACTTTGATAAACAAGATAAAGCTCTTTGATATAAAGACGTTGACGTTATTAATTATAACTAACGAGTCTATTGCTTTTTTATGGAATTTATAAAGACCGCTAAACAAAAAGAAGCGATAAGAATAATCGCAAAAAATAAAACTACTTTACTTGAAGGCGGCTCACGTTCAGGTAAAACATTTATTGTGATCTACGCGATGATAACAAGAGCTTTTCATTATGCTAATACGTGGCATGTAGCGGCGAGATTAAGATTTAATCATGCAAAGACTTCGTTATGGATGAAAACGATTCCAGATGTAATAAAAAAGTGCAATCTTGAGAAGTATGTTGAGTATAATAGCAGTGATTTTTATTTAGAGTTCCCGAATAAGTCAAGGTTGTTAGTTGCAGGGCTTGATGACAAAGAGAGAGTTGAAAAGATTTTAGGGAATGAGTATGCAACAATTTTTTTAAATGAGGCATCCCAGATTAGTTACGATTCTTACGAAATAGTAAAAACAAGATTAAATCCGCCTAAAGGAATCCCTCCTCGATTTCTTATCGATTACAATCCGCCTTCTATCAAGCATTGGGGATATAATGTATTTCATAAGAGAAAATTTCCTGATGGCAAACCTGTCCCAGAAAACGATTACGCGATAATAAAAATGAATCCTAGCGACAATGTCGAAAATCTATCGGAAGATTATATTTCAGAATTAGAATCATTATCAGGAAATCGACGTAAGAGATTCCTTGATGGTGAATATACTACCGAGGAAGGGTCACTCTGGAAAAGAGATTGGATAAAATATCGTAAGCCCTCTGATACGAAGTTAACAAGAGTTGTTATCGGAGTTGACCCTTCAGGTAGCAAAACAGGTGATGAAATAGGGATTATAGTAGCAGGCAAGGGAGCGGACAATAATTATTATATTTTAGGTGATTACAGTTTACATGGTACGCCTAAAGAATGGGCGGAAGAGGTGCTTCATGCGTATAAAAATAATAATGCTGATTTAGTATCGGCTGAAAAGAATTATGGCGGAGAAATGGTGCAGGCAACTATAACACAAATGGGAACAAGAAATATTAATGTTCAATTAGTGAACGCTACAAGAGGGAAGGTGGTAAGAGCAGAGCCAATATCAGCGTTATATGAGCAAGGGCTTGTATTTCATTCAGATGAATATCCTGCTTTAGAGGATGAATTATGTACGACAAGATTTGAGGATTTAGAGAAATCTCCGAATAGATTGGACGCTTTGGTATGGGCGATGACAGAATTATGCGAAAACAATTTTGATTTTAATGTGAGGGTAATTTAATGATTAAGTTTTTTAGAAATTTATTCACAAAGCAAAGTAGCAAGTTTAATGACATTGCTATTACGTCCTATACAGATGGTTTAATGTATGGCAAGTCAACACCTGAAAACTTTGCTGTTCATTTAGGTGCTTATACGAATGAGTCTTATGTATACGGATGTGTTTATTTGATCGCCGCCGCTATCGCTGGATTAAATTGGAAACTTTACAAGAAGGATTCAACAGGCAAAAAGGTTGAAGTTATAAATTTGTTGGTAAGCAAGTTATTCGAGAAGCCGAATGATAACGACGAAAATTCTACGTGGTACAATCAAATTGAATGGACAGTCGCGTGCCTTGAGCTTGTGGGCAATGCATATTGGTTACTTGATAAACTTTACGGTACAAATAAACGCTATGTGGGCGCGATACAAAATCTTATTCCGAGTAAAATAAGAATTATGCCGAATACAAGTAAAGACGAAGGCAGGAGTTTTGTATCTGGATATAGTTACTTAAAAGATAATGGCATGCCTTATGTATTTAATAACGACGAGATAACTCATTTCAAATATATTAGACCTGACGATTATTTTTATGGGCAGGGCGCGGTTGTGCCAAGCGCAATACCGATAGATCTAATACGGGAAGCGGAAACGACAAATCTTAATCTATTTAAGAATGGAGCGATGCCGAGCGGCGCGCTGGAAACTGATAAGACGGTTGACGATATAAGATATAAAAGAATCAAAGCGGAATTTGACGCGAAATATAAAGGCACAAAAAACGCGAATAGAACTTTAATTTTAGACAATGGATTAAAATATAAACAAATATCGCAGTCAATGAAAGATCTTGAGTTTATACAAGGGATTAAATTAAGCAGAGAGGAAATCTGCATAGCGTTCAAAGTGCCGCCATTATTGATTGGGATACTTGATAATGCTTCTTACAGCAATTACGAGCAGGCGGTAAAAATCTTTTGGGTGCATTGTATAATTCCCAAAGTACGACGTATTGAACAAGTCATTTCGACAATCGTTAAACGGTTTGACGACAAACTTTATTTTGAATTTGACTTGTCGACTGTTGAGGCATTAAAAGATAATCAAGAGCAATTAAGCACGATAGCGCAAAGATATTTTAATATTGGCATTCCATTAAATCAAATTATAGCGGCGTTGAATTTGCCTTTTGAGGATATAGAAGGCGGGGACACGGGATATATACCATTTAGTTTAATGCCTATTAGTGAGATTGAGAACAAAACCACAGAGGTTGAGTTACCTGAAGGAGAACCAACAGTACAGCCGCCAATAACACAAGAACCAAAATCAAAGAGCTGGTTAATTAGAAAAGAAATGTTATGGAAACAGTTTGACCGTATGACAAGAGTAATAGAAAACAGTTATAAAAGAGTTATTGATAAATATTTCAGCGCGTTAGAGCAAGATACAATAAGCGAATTAAATAAAAGCTTTACTAAAAAAAAGGCAGGTGATTATTTATTTAATAGAGATGAGGAAATAAAGAAGTGGTTTAAACAAAACAAAAAATATCAAAAGTTAGCATTTATAATGAATGGTAAACGAGAGATGGAGAATATCGGGCTTGGAGCAATATCATTCCAAGTTAATAATCCAAGAGCGGAGAAATGGCTGGATGAAAATTCGTTAGATAACGCAAAAGACGTAATTGGCAGTTTGCATGATGATTTGAAAGAACAGTTGAACGAGGGATTTGAAGCGGGGGAGAGTATTCCTGATATAGTTAAAAGAATACAAAATGTATATGACGGATATGACATTGACGGGTATAAAGCCGAACGCATAGCGAGAACAGAGGTTATATCGGCTAGTAATGCGGGCGCATTGGAGGCGTATGAGCAATCGGGATTAAAACTATTGAAGGGTTGGCTTGGCGAGTTGGATGATAAAATAAGAGATAGCCATATAAAAGCAACGTTAGATTATACGGAAGAGAAGGCAATTCCGATGGATGAAGATTTTGTTCTGGCTGGCGGAAGCGGCCCCGCGCCCGGACAAATAGACGATACGAATGGTGAAGAAAATATAAATTGCAGATGTACAATATTCGCGATAAGAGATACAGGAGAATAAAATGCTAATAAGACAGATGCTAACAAAAATCGAAGCGATTGATTTTATAAACAGGTTAAAAGAAAATGATTGTATAAAATTATATAGTGATAATTATTGGCCGTATCCGTTTGATTTACCGCTTCAATTAAGAGATGCGAAAAACAGTATTATGCTTGATGTAATGATAGGAATTGAGAAGCGGCCGGGTATATTATTATATATACCGAATAACACGATAGATGAAATAATGAAAGAAAAGGTAACTATCAAAGTTGAGAAACCAATAGAAACGAAAACAGTAAAACCTAGAGTTAGAAAGAGAAAATAAATGCCAGAAATTACAGAAAATTATATAAATATACCTTTGAGGAACGCTTCATTATTTGTTGATGGCTCATTAAAGACAATAACATTATCTGAATCAAAAGGCATAAAAGCGGTTATCGGGAAATTAAGAATAGAACCTAACGCGGGGACAAGAGTACAAAAATATATATTTGATAAAAATAAATGGGATATGGAATCCGCTCAAGCGTGGGTAAATGATCATAAAACTATGCACGAGTGCGAGATGGGCGAGAATGAAATAATAAATTTTAATGACGATAAGGAGAAGCCAATGGAAAAGATTAAAAAGCTTTATAATGTGGGATGTAAAGATTTTAACGATGAGGAAAAATCATTTATCGCGACAGCAAGCACGGAAGATATAGATAGAGATGGCGATATATTAATGATGAATGGCTGGAGATTAAAAAATTATAAGAAGAATCCTGTTATATTATGGCAACATGACGCCTCTTTAATGCCGATTGCCAAAGCGGAAGAGGTGTGGAAAGAAGACAAGAAATTAAAATTCAAGCCTGTATTCGCGCCATCGGAAGTTAATCCATTCGCTCAACAAGTATATAACGCTTACAAAAAAGGATTTTTGACTTCTTTTAGTGTAAGGTTTGACCCTATTGAATTTGAGGATATGCCTATCGACGAGGATAATCCTACGGCATTCAGAGGCCGCAAATATAAAGCGCAGGAATTATTAGAAATATCGGCGGTTAATATTCCTTCTAATCCGCAGGCAACGAAATCCGCGGAGTTAATTGATTTTGTAGTAAAATCATATTTCTACGAGAATAAAGGGGATATGAATATGGATCTATCGGAAATATATTCAAAATCAAATAATGAGTTAAAAGAAAAGATAACAAAATTATTTGAATTAAAAGAAATATCGAATCAAATAAAAGAAAGCGCAAGGATTAAGGAGATAGAGCAGTTTGTTGATACTGAAATTGAAAAGTTAAGCAGGGAGCTGGAAGGATATAATAAAAATAGATATTTAGAGATAGAGTTAGCGAATAAATTAAAAGAATTACAAGGCGGAATTACCGCTTTGTTAAAATAGAGGAGGAATAGATGGCAGATTTAGATACAATATTGACAACTGTTAATGATATGAAAAACCAGTTATCAATTATTGCGGAAAAGCAAGGTCAAACAGATGGCATTGTCAAAGCCAATGCTATTAAAAAAGACGAGCTTGAAAAGATGAAAACGGACATTCTGTTAGAATTTGAAAAGAAATTCGCAGAGTCAAAAATGCCTTTGCCTGTACCTGAAAAGAAACAGGGCATGAAGTTGGCGGAATTTATGTTGAAGGCAAAAGTAAATCATTCGAGTTTGTCTGATTTATTTATAAAGACATCGATGACGGAAGGTTCGGCTTATCAAGGTTCTTATACCGTGCCTGTTGAGTATGGTGATATGATTTTAGGTGCTTTGAATAACGAGTCTTTGGTTGTTAATCGGTTTACGCCTTTGGTTCATAACATGGGATATATTAAATATATGCCAAAATGGTTAACTGATTTGTCGATTTATTGGGTAGACGAGGAAGCAGTAAAAACACAAAGCAAGCCAACAATAACAAGAGTTACTTCAACTCTAAAGAAAATTTGCGCGGTTATTGTCGCGTCTGACGAATATTTGCAGGATGATATTACGGGGATGGAAGGTCAACTTGCTAAATTAGTCGGAGAAAATATAGCGATTGAACTTGAAAGACTAGCATTTATCGGCTCAACGGGTGCTGGAGATGCTTTTAATGGAGTATTTAGTTCTACTCCCAATTCGGTAACTCAAGCGGGCGCGCATATCATTTATTCTGATTTAACCAGATTATTGAATCATGCAAGTATGCTTGAACGTTATAGAGTTGGCGCTGAATTTTTTATGAATAGGACTATGCTTGGCGGAGTCATGGGAATAGTTGATTCAACTGGCAGACCTCTCTGGAATATGCAGCTAAACGCTCAAGGACAACTGATCAACACGATACTAGGAATCCCAATCACCGTTTGTACTTCGATAACGGACACATGTGCCACATTAGGCGCGAAGTCGGTTATATTCTACGGAAATCCTAATCAGGTGATGATAGGCAGAAAAGCAGGTCAAGAAGGAGTTGATTTGTTAGTCAGCCAACACGGGATTATAAGTACAAGCACGAGCGTTACTGTAAACTTGTTTACGCAGGATGAAACGGGTTTCAGATTCGTGCTACGCAGAAGTGTTGTTATTCCTGTAGCTTTGGCGTGGACAGTACTTGACGAGGCGGCGGTGTAATATGGAACAATATAGAGCTAAACGATGGTTCGGCTATTATAAACTTGTTGATGTTGGAGAAATCATTTTATTAAATGATGACGAAAGCAACCGACTTGCTCATTTAGTTGAAAAAATCGATAGTTCTAATTTTGCAGATGACAAACCAAATAAATTATACAAGAAAGGAAGGAGAAAAAAGTTATGAAAAAGCTATTCGCAGTAATTAGTATATTAGCGATATTCGTTTGTTTTAGCAAACCGATTCTTGCTGATAACTATGTTTGTTCATTGACAAGCTATACAGTCGATGGGGGGACGGGTGCTTTTGCGGCGGCGACATACCCTCTGATTGACGGCCCCTGTCTAATTGATAAGCTTGTATTTAGTACGACTGATACTTTGTCAGAATCAATATTAATTGGTGTTTATGATGAAGCTTTAGCTACGACTACGGCAACGGTTGACGCGTATTTTGTTTTAGCAGGCACGAATACCACGTCGTATTCCGGGAATTATCTGGCGGTAGAATACCCATATTACAATCCTTTGAAACTAAACAATCCCGCTTTTTTCAAAGTGGGAGGAGATACTTCAAAGAGAATATGGCTGAATGTTCAGTACAGATAATTAGTTTGTAGTATAGTTCTTTGCGTTTACGCAGTATGTGGTGGGAAGGTTTTCAAATAAAAAAGAGCATGGACTTTTTCCTTCCTACCCCATATAATAAAAAAAGAGGAGGTAAATATGAAAAGGTATTTAATAGCAACTTTGTTGATGTTATTTAGTATTGGTTGCTACGCGGCTTATGATTCAAGTTTTGGAGGCCAGCATTTTGATTTGCAAACTGATGGATTAGCCATTATCGATGTTGTGCATCAGCAAGTTCATGAAGCGAACATGTGGGAAGTGAATGGTTCGACTGCTGTATTGGCGGATGCGACAACCGCATCATTCTTGATTGATTTAACTTCGGGAACGATTACAAAGGAACTTCACGTTATATTTAATGCTTCGCTAGGCGGTCAAGGTTCGGTTGCATTATTTGAAGATTGCCAATATAAAAGTTCTACTACGGTAGTAACAGCTTATAATATGGACAGATCTTCTCCCGTTGTTTGTCAAGGTGGAATTAGATTTTATGCGACGCCAAATAGCATTTTTGTAACAGGTACAAAGATATTTAATGCCTTATCTCCCGGTGGAACGAGCGTACAGACTAGGGTTGGCGGTTCTACAAGAACACAAACAGAATGGATATTAGTTCCCGGTAAATCGTATTCAATAGTTATTACGAATAGTTCAGGCGGCAATATAGCTGTAAGTTTAAATATTGAATTTTACGAAGTCAACTAAAAGGAGTGATTTATGACAATAGCGGCGGCATCGAATGCTTTAATAGTTGAAGCGGAATTGGAAGCGATGTTACAAACTTTATTAGATGCCGATACTGCTAATATGTTAATTAATATCGCTTCGGCGCAAATAGAGAGTATTTGCAACAGGTCATTTATTCAGGCGACAAATACATTGGAAAAATATTCTATTGATATTGAAACCAATTATTTATTATTGAAACAATATCCGATACAGGCATCTCCCGCGCCTATAATATACGAATATGATTCTCAATCCAGTACATTATTATATACGTTTGTAGTTAATAGCGATTATGAACTATATAATAACGAAGGGTTTATATATTTTCTTGGTAAAATACCAAAAGGACATAATAATATCAGGATAACTTACAAAGGCGGGTATTTGATTGCTGATGTACCGTATGATTTGAAGGGCGCGTGCGGCCAGTTATGTGGATTATATCACACGACAAAATTAAAAGCGGGAGTATCGGCTGAACGAATAGGCAGTTACTCGATTAATTATGACAAAACAATAATCGGGGATATTGGGTTGGCTGTGCCACCTGAAATATATAATATCTGCATGAAATACAGAAGAGATTTTATATGAGTTTCGATAGTTTATTAAATCTTACTTGCACGATACAAACACTTACCGAAACACAATCTGCCTCTGGGCAGAAGGTGCAATCGTGGGCAAACGCAGTAACATTGGTTAAATGCCGTCTTGATGCGCTTGGCGGGCAGGAAACCGTTGCTCCCGCAATGGTTTATGAACGGGCAACTCATTATTTATATTTAAGAAATCCTTCCGCGGTAACTCTTGATGTGGGAACTCATAGAATATATTTAGGTAGTATATACTACAATATATTGTTAGTGAAACGAATGTATGAGTTTACTGATTTATCGCATTTAGAAGTATTATTGGAGATAGTAAAATGATAAATATTAAATTTACTGGGCAAAAAGAATTACAAGATAAAATAAAAAAGGCATTAAAAAAATATCCAGAGGAAACGAAAAAAGGTGTTGAATTATCTTGTATTACAGTTGAGAGAAGAGCTAAATATTATTGTCCTGTTGATACGGGAAGGTTGAAAAGCAGTATTACTTATGAGGTAGTTGATAGTTTAAGTAATATTATTGGAATTGTAGGAACAAATGTTGAATATGCGCCTTATCAAGAATTCGGTACAAGTAATATGCAATCACAGCCTTTTTTATTGCCTGCTTTATATGAAAGCAAGGCCGATATAATGAAAATATTTGAAGATGTAATAAAAGGTGTAGAACTTTGATAAATGATTGAACTTGATGTTATTGATTATCTAAATGACGATACACAACTTGATAGTCTTTTGAGCGTAGGTGTTGGCGATTCAAAAATATATCCAATACAAAAACCATTGTCGGGAACTATTCCGTATATAGTTTATACTGTTATGGATGAGGGAACGATTGATGAAAATTTGTTATACATGACAATTTCGTTTGAGTGTGTTGATGATAGTTATGATGATTTGATGGAAATAACCGACAGAATGTACGAGTTGCTTGATAGTCAAGATTCAGCGCAAAATCTAATCACTTCAACGAATTATTATATTTATTGGGATAAAATTATAAGCGGACATGATGCAAAAGATACAGAATTAAATTATTTTCATAAGATTTTAGATATTAGGTTTATTTATCACAGGAAGGTCAGATGGTAGAAAAAGATTTATACAATTATTTAGTTGATGATTCCGAATTGAGTTTATTATTAAATTCGAGTTCTACTGATACAAAAATATATCCCGTACAGTTACCTTTTGATGTAACTATGCCATGTATAGTTTATAAAGTTGTCGACGATAGTACGCTTGATGAAAATATTTATAATACCATTATTCAATATGATTGTATTTCTGATAGTTCAGATACCGCAAAATTAATCAGAGATAGAGTACAAGTATTATTGCATATTGAGAATAATATACGGGATGTAATTAAATACGGATATTATTTTTATTTATATTCCAATATGGAGGGTTCATTTAGCTATAAAGAGCCAGAATTAAATATATTCCATAATTTTATAAGTTTTAGTGTTAAATATATAGACCTTTACGGATTTTTATTACAGGAAAATTCTTTTTATTTGTTACAGGAAAATGGATTTAATTTTAGAATTGCATGAGCTTAAACAAGAAGATAACAGAATTGACGGAGTTGACAAGTGTTGACGATAACGATTTACTTGTTGTTGTCGATGACCCCGCGGGAACAGCCGTTACAAAGAAGATAAAGAGGTCAAACCTTGTGGCGAATATTCAGCCGATATATAAGAAATTAACAGCCACGGGACAGGTTGCGGGACAGTTAGATCTAACTGATGTTCTTTGGGCGACAAGTAAAGTAATGATAACGCAGATAAAAGTAACTGTATCGAGCGGCACAAGCGGAGATTTTGATATAGCGATATACGAAGCAGATACTTTTGCGGCCAATGTCAAGTTATACGAATTACAGGATAATAATTCGACAACAAACGTTAATGTTTTAATCGGTACATTGATTTATATTGATAATGATAATACGAATGAGTTGCATATCGAAATTACTGATAATGATGGCACGGGTACGCCAGAGTTTGATATTGAAATCAGAGGGTGGGGACTAAATTGAAGAGATTATTAACATTATTTTTATTTTGTATATTAACATTAATACCTGTTAAAGCACAATGCGCGTACATACGGTCTACAGCAATTGGTGGTAATTGGAGCAATCCTGCATCTTGGTCGCCTGCTATTGTTCCAGGACTTTCTTGTTCTACGGATACATTACAGGTAATAGTGGGTTCAACAATTACTTTCGATGGTGGGCAGTATACACTAGGACTATCTACCGTAAGCAATGTCGCTATTGATATACAAGGGACACTAGATGTGCCTTATAATTGCCCTACATCAACATTGATTGTAACTGGACATATCCAAGTTATTGATTTAGTAATACCCGCGCAATGGACTATAGGGAGTTCAGCAAATCCGTATTTGAGTACAAATACATTTAATATATATTTAAGTTCTAAAGGCGCGTCTAGCCCTAGTATTTGGTTACACTCTCCCGTCGGCTCATCTAAAATAGGGGTAATTCGGTGGTATGGATCATATTTAGGAGATAGTAGTTCAACAACGACAATTAAATCATTTCTGGCGGAGGATATAACAACTTCAAGAAATTCCTGCATACTTCAGGATGATATGGATTTAGTAGTAGGTCAGAGAGTAATTATTGGAGCATCGCATCTTCCTACAACTCCAGAAATATGCACTGTTATTGCATATGACCATTCTACACCTTCTGCTACATTTAATTCTAATTTCTCTTTTGGTCATACGACAGGAACACCGGTAGGAATGGTTTCACGAAATATTATAGTTTGTTCAACATATACAAATACATCCGTGCAGATACTGAAACAATCAGGAAATCAATCAACTACTGGAGAATGGTCATTTGATAAAGTAGAAGTTTTTGGACTTGGTGGAAATAATGGAACTGCTGTAAGTCTTTGCGATAATAGAATAACAATATCAAATAGTTCATTTCATTCATGCGGCAAGGTTGCTTTCTTAATAGTAAATGGCTCTATAAATAACTGTATCTTTGGCAATAATACCACTACAACTGATTATCCCATAACTATTTCGGAAGGTAGTGTTGATTCTATAATTTCAAATTCATATATGTTTGGTATCGGAGATGCGTATGGCTGTTACAGTAATGGCACAGGCATAACTTGGGATAACGATTACTTTAGTGGTGGTATTACTGGATTTTATTTGAATGGAATGAATACTATAATAAAGAATAGTAGTATGTCTTGCGTTTCAGCAACCGAAATCTCTATTGATGAGGATTCTAGTGGTGAAATACAAAATTATAGATATATTCAACTATCTACGAATACAGGGACAGAGAATGTTCCTGAACTGGTTTGGGCAGTTGGTAATCTATATGCTGATTATAGTGTTTCTTTATCAAGTCATTATCAAGGAGTATGTAGTACGCCAGTAGCTAGTGCTGGTTTTTACTACGTTAATACACAGACTCAAAAAGATTGTGTATTAAAATATGATGGATTTCAAAATAATTCCGCGAGAAAACAGTTTTATACCCCGTTCGGTATAGTATTTCAAGATACTGAAACCGTGAGAACATCGGCTTATAATAGTATAAAAGTAACATATCCTTATGCTGTTTATTATTGGGATATGTTTCCAACAATTATACCGTTTAATATTCCAGTATCAAGCGGGCAGACAGTATTAGCGTATACCTACGCTCAATATAATTCCACTTATGGAGCAACTAATTTACCTGCAATCCAGACGTATTTCTCATATGCACCTAACACTGTAGTTGTATCGACAATGACAAACGGCGCGAATGTATGGCAACAATTAACGATTGCGGCAAGAGCGACACAGGACGGCTCATTAACGATTAATTTAGTTGCAGACAATCCGCAGGCGAGAATAAATTCTATTTGCTGGTTTACAGAATCAAGAGTTAGTGTTGGAAATAGTTGGTTTAATCTTGGGAATTCTTGGCTGAATGGTTATCCCGCTGTAAGTACTGCGGAATCTACGATAGACGCTTCCAACCTTGCGCCAATGATTAATACTTCGAGTAATACATTAGCTGTTTTAATATCCACAAATACAGTTGACTTAACCCCAGTAACCACGGCTATAAATACAAGCTCAAATACGCTTAATACAACGATTAACGCGTCTAGCGTTGCGTTAGGGACACAAATATCAACCTCTACGGTAAACCTGCTGACAAATATAAATACAAGTTCAAATACTATCTTTACTGCAATAAATATTTCAAGTAATACATTAAATAATCAAATAAATATTAGTTCCGCAACTATTATGGCAGGGATTTCGGCAATAGATTTGTCGGCAATAACAGGATCTATAAATACGAGTTCAAATACACTCGCGGTATTAATAAGTACTAATTCCTTGACGATAAATGGGAATATTAATACATCTTCTAATACAATAACTAATTATATAAATACTAATAATGATATTTTAGTTGATAAAAATTGGGATGAAAATATTATTTCAAGTCATTCGACATTTAATAGTTCAGGCAGGATACTTCGTGAAATACGGAGAAAAGAACCATGATAGAAAAAAGAAATTTTGAAAAATGGAATTATAAAATAATATCAAGAATTATTGAAGCGGTTATTATTATAGCGATGATTTATGGCGGGATTAAAGTTACTCTAGCGGGGTTATGTATTGATGTTGATACTCTAAAATGTAAAACAGAAGAGATGGCATTGAAGGTAAATACTTTGGAGACGAAATTTGAATATATCAAAGAAACATTAGCAAGAATTGAAAGAAAAATAAATAAATGAATATATTCCAGAAAATAAAAGTATTGTTTACTATAAATAGTATTATAAAAAATATAAAGGAGGGAACTATGAAAAGCGGATGGAAGACATCGGAATTTTGGCTCACAATTTTAGGGCAGATAATACCTATTGTCATAACATTGTGGGGATTTATACCGCAGACTGCCATGCTGAAAATTATGGCTATTAGCGGTATTTTGTCAGCCGTATACATTTTAGCAAGGTCGCTCGTTAAGATTACAAAAAGCAAAGTTGATGATGTTGTATTTAACAAACTCAATGTGATAATAAAAGTATTATTGGAAAAGTTAAATATTAAAGTCGAAGATTTACCATTATAAAATAAAAAAGGGGAGGTAAGGTACAATGACGATAGTACAGGGAAATATTTTGGTAGGATTAGAAGATGGATTTTTTACGTTGGGTGCTTATGGCGCGTTGGAAGGCGCATGTGCTGACCTTGGCGCAACCGAAGGAGGTTGTGAGCTTTCAATACCGAGAGAATATTACGAGAAAATGTGCGATCAAGCGATTGGAGTTTTGGACATAATCAAGATTTCAGAGAAAGCTACTCTAAAAGTTAAACTTGCGGAAGCAACTCTCGAAAATCTTGCTATTGCAATGGATTATGATGATAGTGTTGCTGTTTCGTCAAGTGTATTATCAATCGGAGGCAGTGGTGTAGCTCAATATTTGACAATATATTTGAATGTAACGGGGCCGAGTGGCGGCACAAGGCAATATCATTTTATAAAAGCTGTTTGTGTTGGCGCGGCAACTCATAGTTCAAAACGTAATGAAAAAACAGTTGTTGAATGCGAATTTCGTCTCATTCAGGATACAACCAAAACAGATGACCAGCAGTTGTTTACAGTTACCGATAGCGCGAGCGATACAACCGCGCCGTCAATAGCTCTTACAACGCCTTCGCCTGCGGGTACGGTAGCCAAGACAACAGTGAATCCTGTTGTATTGACAATTACTGAAACTAATCTGATGAATGAGGGGACGATTATTTATGGAGATAATGACGGAGCGACTATCGGAATTTATGACGTTACTGATGGTGCGGTTGTTGCGTTAAAAGCGGGTAGTATTGTTTATGCTCTTGCGACGAAAACTGTTACGTTTACGCCGTCAATCGCATGGACTACGGTGCATAAATATGTCGCGATAGTTACGACGGGACTCGCGGATGCGGCAGGAAATCATCTTGCGGCAACGTATCTGGGACATTTTACAGGAGACTAATACTGTAAAAATATAATAAGCGCGGAGTGGTAGTGATAAACACTCCGCTTGAATAAAAAAGAACGGGGGGAATAATTATGGATGAAATCTCAATATTAGTACCAGATAAAACTCCAATAATGATAGGTGATAGAAAATATTTTATCGGTAAACTATCGCTTAAGCAAGTAATTGTTCTATCAAAAATGATAAGCAAAACATTATTGCTTAATATCAAAAGATTTTCCGCTTATAAAGATAAACTTGCGAATGTGGAAACAACTAATGCTCAAGATATTTATAACATGATGGAACTTCTTGACGAAACAGAAATTATTCAGTTGTTTGGTATATTATTGAAAGAAGAGGATACGAAATATTTAGAAGATAATCTGGATTTAATAACAACAACTGATATTATTGTTAAATTTTTAGAAGCCAACGAATGGATTATTGTAAAAAAAAACTTTCAAACAATCAGCAAAATGTTTCAACAAGAAAAAAAGGAGGAGAAGAATTAAGTTCAAACAAGGATTATATAACAGAAGCATGTATACGGATTGCTCATTATTTGAATTATACAATCGAGCAAGTGCTTGATTATGATATAGATTGGATTAATTTAATGCTAAAACAAATTAATATTATAGATTTTGAAAAAAACATGTTTAGTCTTGCGTTACATGGAGCTGAAAAAAGTAAAATAGACCGATTGAGAGATGATTTTTATTCTAATTTAGATGAAAAGAAAACTACCGCTAAACAATTATCAATAAATGATTTTAGAATAATGGGATTGAGTGTTGGAAAAGAAAATAAAACAATAGTAAAAAGGTAAATTATGGGCACTATCGGCGAATTATTTGTTAGTGTTGGAACTAAATTTGACGCGGGTGGTTTTGATAAATTAATCGATAAATTAAAAGGCATCGGAATCGCTACCACGGCAATCACTTTAGCGGGCGCGTTATTAACTAAGTCATTTAACGCGTATAAAGATTATGAGGTTTCAGTTAATGCGTTATCTCTCGCGTTAAAGAATCAGGGTATATATACGGAATCGGGTTTAAATTCATTAAAAAAGTTTGCCGACGAAATACAGAGAAATACCGCTATTACTGACGATCAAGCATTGTCGGTAATGAAAACTCTTACAACTTTCGGATTACAAGATGAACAACTTAAAAAAGTAACTACTTCGGTACTGGATTTGAGCGTGGCGCAAGGAATAGACTTAAACTCGGCGGCTATGCTTGTAGGGAAAGCATTTCAAGGACAAACCGAAGCGTTGAGCCGTTATGGAATACAAATATCAAAGACTATTCCTGAAGGCGATAAATTTGACGCTGTAATGAAGCAACTTAATACTCGGTTTGGCGGCGCGGCGGCGGCAGAGTTAAACACTTACGCGGGCAAGCTTAAAAATATTGAGAATAAAATGCAGGAAACTTATAAACAAATTGGGATGTTTATGATTCCTGTATTCGATTCATGGAGTGAAGCGATACAGAAGACTGTCGGTTGGCTTGAAAAATTGGCAACTGGTGATGATGGCACAGAAAAATATTCAAAGAGTACGGCGATATTGATTGATTT